GGCCGACGACTTCAAGGACACCTGGGCGCAGGCCCAGGCACAGCGTGAGCGCCTTTACACCCAGGGCGGCACGTTCTCTCGACGCGACGTAGAGCGCGCGATCTCGCAACTCCAAAACAGGTAACACCACATGAGCGAACCCACGACGATGAGAGATGCCATTGCGGCCGCGCTAGACACCGCAGCGCCTGACACGGCGCCCGAGCCTATTGCGCAGCCTGCTCCGTCTGGGAGCGACCTGGGCGAAGAGCTGGGGAGTGCCCCGGCGCCGCAGGCTGCCTCCTCCAAGGGCCAAAACCTCGACGCTCTTTCTGAGGGCCAGAAGCCTGAAAGCCAGTCGCTTCAACAACGCGACGAAACCGGAAAATTCAAGCCCAAGGAGCAGACCGAGGGCATCCAGCCCGGGCCCAAGGCTGGCCCGCGGCAGCAGGGTGATCGTGCCCCCCAGGCCTGGCGCCCGGAAACCCGGGAGCACTGGGGCCAGTTGCCTGAGCCCGTGCGCGCAGAGATCCAGCGCCGGGAGGTGGAGGTGCAGCGCACGCTGCAGGAGTCGGCCGAGGCCCGCAAGGCCTACGACGCCGTCATGCGCACCATCCAGCCCTACGAGGCCTTCATCAAGGCCGAGAACTCCAACCCGCTGCAGGCCATCGACAACTTGATGAGCACGGCGGCGCGGCTGCGCACCGGCACGGCGCCGGAGCTGGCGCAGATGGTGGCCGGCATCGTCAACCAGTTCGGCGTGGGCCGGTTCGGGCAGGGATTCATCCAGGCGCTGGACTCCGCGCTGGCAGGGCAGGCGCCGCAGGTAGACCCGCAGCAGGCCGCGATTGACCAGGTGCTCAACCAGCGCCTGGCGCCGGTGCAGCAGATGCTGACGCAGTTCCAGCAGGCCCAGCTCGCGCAGCAGCAGATGGTGACGCAGAAGGCGCAGTCCGAGGTGACGCAGTTCCTGCAGCGCGCTGAGTTCGGTGAGGACGTGCGCGAGGAGATGGCCGACCTGCTGGAGACGGCCCAGCGCCGCGGCCAGGAATTGAGCCTGGTGGACGCCTACAAGAAGGCCTGCATGCTGAACGACCGCGTGCGCTCGGTGCTGCAGGGCCGGGCCAAGTCCCGCGGCGCGCAGACCCAGACCGCGGTGGCGCAAAAGGCCCGCCAGGCCGCGGTGAGCGTGACCGGGGCCGCCCCGGCCGGCGCGCTGAGGCAGGACGCGACCGACGTGCGGTCTGCGATTGAGGCCGCCATTGCGATGTCCTCACGCTGATGGATAATTCGCACCAGGGTGCGAGTAATCGCATCTTGGTGTGCCCAGCACCCCAGCCACCGAAAGCTCGCAGGAGACGGCGCAAGGCCGTCCCACCTACGACAACACCGGACTGTGACGGTTCGCGTAGGCGCATCTGATCTGGCGGCCGAAAGGCCTTCCCCAACTCAGATGGAGTTTTCATCATGGCATTTCCAAATGTGAGCGACATCGTCGCCACCACCATCCAGTCCCGTTCGCGTCAGATCGCGGACAACGTCACCAAGAACAACGCCCTGCTGTCGCGCCTGAACCAGCGCGGCAACATCAAGACCATCAGCGGCGGCAACGTCATCCTGGAAGAGCTCAGCTTTGCCGAAAACGGCAACGCCGGCTTCTATTCGGGCTATGACCTGCTGCCGGTGGCCGCGCAGGACGTCATCAGCGCCGCTGAGTTCAGCATCAAGCAGTTCGCTGTCCCGGTCGTTATGAGCGGCCTGGAGATGTTGCAGAACAGCGGCAAAGAGGCCTTCATCGACCTGCTTGAGGCGCGTCTGAACGTGGCCGAGGCGACGATGATGAACAAGCTGGCGCAGTCGGTCTACTCCGACGGCACCGGCTCTGGTGGCAAGGAGATCACCGGCCTGAACGCCGCCGTGGCATCCACCAACACCAGCGGCACCTACGGTGGCATTGACCGCAGCACATGGTCGTTCTGGCGCAACCAGAAGTACGACTTCAGCGACAACACCGTGACCCCTGGACCGACCACGATCCAGGCCGCGATGAACACGCTGTGGGCGTCCTGCACCCGTGGCAATGACCGTCCCGACCTGATCGTCATCGACACGATCTACTGGGGCTACTACATGGCCTCCCTGCAGGCCCTGCAGCGCTTCTCCAGCCCTGAGACGGGCAACCTCGGCTTCCCGTCCCTGAAGTTCATGGACGCGGACGTGGTGCTCGACGGCGGCATCGGCGGCTACTGCCCGTCGTCCACCGGCTTCTTCCTCAACACCAAGTACCTGAAGTGGCGTCCTCACAAGGACCGCAACATGGTCCCGCTGTCGCCTAACCGTCGCTACGCGATCAACCAGGACGCTGAGGTGCAGATCCTGGGCTGGGCCGGCAACTTGACCTGCTCCGGCGCGCAGTTCCAAGGCCGTCTGCAGAACTGATTGGTGGACCGTCGTGGGTCGCCTTTCCCGAGAGGGGCGGGGTGACCCAATCCTCTCGGGTTTTTTTCTTCAGGAGATTCAAACATGGCACAAGCTGTCATCGGTCTGAGCAAGGACCAAATCACTGCGGCTACGTCCGTACCCGCGTTTCGTCTGGGCACCGTTGGTGGCTACGACGACCCGACCAACGGCTACCAGGAGTTCATCTACGGCCGCGCTGATGGCGCGGTGACGGGTGCCGGCTACCTGTGCGTCGAGGAGACGGGTTTTGACTTCGCAATGGCCACGACCACCACGACCGCCCCTGGCGCGTCGGGTCCTGGTACTCGCTGTGGCGCGGCTCAGGCCGTCATGGCTGACAACGAGTACGGCTGGTTCCAAATTCTTGGCAAGGGATCGCTGCGCACGCTGGCTTCTGCTGCCAAGGGCACGCAGCTCAACAGCACCGCCACAAGCGGCGCGGTTGACGACGACGCCACGGCCGGTTCCGAGGTCATCAACGGCATCGTGTTGCTGACTGCTACGGGCGGCGCTGCAGCAACAAACGCTGACGCGACTTTCTCGTACCCGACCGTCGGCCGGACGCTGTAACACCCCAAGAAGAAGGAGAACAGCATGCAACCCACGACTTCCACTGTTTTTGATGAGCCCACGCACCTGGCCAGGCCGGATGAGTCTCGGTACGCGCATGACGCGCGGCTGTACGTGGAGTTCTCCCGTGAGCCTGTGATGCACCCCGGCAGGAGCCGGGAAGCGGGCCGGGCTGTGTACGAGGAGAGGGACTTCATCCGCATTCATGTGCCGGGCGACAAGACCAGCGTGGTCTATCGCCAGGTGACCGAGCAGGACGCCCAGCGCTTCGCTGACCGTTACGCTAAGTGGAAGACCGGCCAGCAGGACGCGGTAGTGGGCACGCCTCTGACGGCGCTGCCGGGTATGACGCCGTCCAAGGTCGAGGAGTACAAGTACTTCAAGATCGTCACGGTGGAGCAGCTGGCCGACGCGCCTGACAACCTGGGACAGAAGTTCATGTCCTTCCAGGCTGACAAGCAGCGCGCCAAGGCCTTCATGGAGGTGGCGGCCAACAACGCGCCCATCGAGCGCATGAACGCCGAGCTGCAGAAGCGCGACGCGGAGATCGAGAACCTGCGCACGATGGTCGAGGCCCTGCAGGCCCAGGCCAAGCCCGGCAAGCGCGCCGTGGCTGCGGAGCCGCTCGCGGCCTGAGGAAGGGTAGGGGATGGCCTTTCAGATCGTCAACGAATCAACCCTCTCGGCCATCGTCCAGAACGTGGCCGGGATGGTGGCCTTCCCCACCCCGTCTGATCCTGCCGGCAGCACCGACCCCGCGGTGCAGCAGATGGTGCAGGCCGTCAACATGGCCGGCATCGAGCTGCTGTCCATGTACGACTGGCAGGAGCTGGTCAAAAACTACCAGGTCAGCATCCAGTCCGACATGACCGGACAGAAGGAGAAATCCTTCGACCTGCCGGAAGACTTTTTCGACTGGATCGACCAGACCAACTGGAACGCGACGACGCAGTTCCCGTCGTTGGGGCCGGTGTCGCCGCAGATGTGGCAGCAGCTGCTGATCCGCACGACGCTGCCCACGCTGTCGTTCTACTGGCAGGTGCGGGACAACAAGATCTACGTCCTGGCGCCGCCGTCTGCACCGCAGACGATGAACTTCTTCTACCTGTCGCAGGCCTGGGTCCGCGACCAGGACGACAGCACGCTGTACAAGAACCGCGTCACCAAGAACGGCGACGTGACCCTGCTCGACCCGACGCTGGTGACGCTGTACACCCGCGTGAAGTGGCTCGAGATGAAGGGCCTGGACAGCTCGGCGGCCATGCGCGACTTCCAGGTGAGCTTCGAGAACCGCAAGGGCGCCGAGAAGGGCGCTCCGGTGCTCAGCATGGCGCGGGACTTCCGCTTCCCCTACATCCAGCCGCTGATCAATACGCCTGACACGGGCATGGGGGCCTGACGTGCCTCTGGTGCCGCTGAAGCCCTTCAAGGTGCCGCGAAGGGCGGCCGCCTCGCAGGTGGCGCAGTCCGCGATCATCCCGGCGCCTGTGGGTGGCCTGAACTACCGCGACCCGATCAGCGCCATGGACCCGCGCGACGCGCTGGTGCTGACCAACCTGATCCCGGGGCAGCAGGGCGTGGAGCTTCGCCGCGGCTGGTCCGAGTTTGCCGACGCCGTTGAGGTGGTCGGCGTGCCGCAGTCGGTGGAGGCGGTGTTCTCCTACAAGGCGCCCAGTTCGGCCAATGACAAGGTGTTCATGGCCGCCAACGGCAACATCTACGACGTCACCTCGGGCGGCACGCCGTCGGTGGCCGTCACGGGCACCGGCAGCACGGCAGACGAGTGGTGGACGACGCAGTTCTCCACCGCGGCCGACACTTTCCTGCTGGCCGTCTCGCCTGGCGCCGGCTACTGGACCTACAGCACCACCTCGGGCTGGGTCGATCGCACGGCCACGGTGACCAACATGACCACCTCGGCGCGGACGGTGATGGTCTGGAAGCGCCGGGTGTGGTTCACGTTCCAGGACGACCCCAACGTCTACTACATGAACGCGGTGGACGCGATCACCGGCACGGTGACGTCGTTCCCCATGGGCTCGCTGCTGCGCAACGGCGGCTACGTGTCGGCCATGGTCAACTGGACCACTGACGCCGGCATCTCGGTGGACGACTACCTGGTGGTGATTGGCACCGAGGGCGACGTGGGCGTGTGGCAGGGCACCGACCCCACCAGCGCGGCCACGTTCGAGCTCAAGGGTGTCTGGTACGTGGGCCCGGTGCCGTTGCACGGTAGGTACTTCACCACGTTCGGTGGCGACGTGATGATCGTC